CTTCGGTCGCAACGTGGCGGTCAACGTAGGTGGGCTCCTTATTGCCACGGTGTCTTCTAAGACCGGGGAGCTGAAGGACAGCCTACGTGTCAAGTTCAAGGTGGTCCGCACGGGGAAGAAGGAACCGAACACCGCCGACATTCAGATCTACAACCTACGCAAGGACAACCGCACCGCCATCCCCGAGAAGGGTATCGCGGTCAGCATAGAAGCTGGATACTCTGAGAACACCTCTCAGATATTCCTCGGGAACCTGGAGTACAGCGAAACCGTCCTCGATGGGCGCGACTGGATAACGTCCCTGCAAGCAACGGACGGGGGCGTTGCCTTCAAGTCTGCGCGCGTCAACGTGTCATTGACAGGTCCCGCCGCTATTGGCGACGTGCTCCAGACCGCCGCCGACGCGCTCGGCGTGGACCTTGGAAACGTGGCTGAGAAGGTGCGCGAGGGGTCCATTCGAGGGGCCCTCAGTGAGTTCACCAACGGGATAGTCCTCAGCGGCAAGGCCGAGCAACAACTCGATAAGGTCGTGCGGTCAATGGGATACTCCTGGTCCATTCAGGATGGCGCCTTGCAGCTCCTCGGCCCGGACGAAACCGTGGGGGAACAAGCGTTCCTCTTGCAATCGGGGACCGGCCTCATAGGTGTTCCCGAGGTGGGCGAGGAAGGCTTGGTCAAGGTGCGCAGCTTACTCCAGCCCGAAATCCTCCCCGGGAAGAAGGTTCAGATCGAGTCCATTGGCGGGAACATCAGCGGCCTCTACCGCGTTGAGAAAGCGGTCTTCACGGGGGACATTGGCGGGTCAGACTGGTACGTCGACATAGAAGGGAAGCCCGTAGCATGACAACGCAAGGCGCAAGTAGAAGCCCTGAACCGCAAGAGGTCTTGCGGGCGGCGATGGAGTATGCGCTGGCGGACGTGCATACCGCGCTCCCCGGGCGGGTGGAAGCCTACGACCCAGCCACACAGAAGGCCGACATCAAGCCGCTACTCAAGCGACTTGTGGCCACGGAGGACGGGGACGAGCTGCTCGAAGAACTACCCGTGCTCCCGCAAGTTCCCATCGTGTTTCCTCGCACAACGGCCTTCCACCTCACATTCCCGGTGGAACCGGGGGACCACGTTCTGCTCGTGTTCAATGAGCGCAGCGTGGACAATTTCATTGCAGGCGACGGCGAGGACACAGACCCCGATGAGTACCGTATGCACGACCTGTCCGATGCGGTGGCCTTCGTAGGCTTCTACCCGGACAGCAAGGCCATCGCCGAGCCAAGCGCCAACAGCCTCGTGCTCGGCCATGCGGAAGGCGTGTCCATCCACGTAGCGGCGGACAAGATCGAGCTTGGCGAGCGCAACGCGGGCGACGCCGCAAGTATGGACAGCCTCGTGCAAGCGGAGCTTGTGCGCATCAAGGGCGAGCTGGAGGCCATCGTAGATGACGTGAACGCGCTAAAGGACGTCTTCTCAAATTGGGTCCCGGTTCCACAGGATGGCGGCGCCGCATTGCGGTCAGCCGCTGCGACTTGGTTCGGTTCAGCAATAGATGACCCGTCAGACCCCGGCGAAACCGCATCAACGCTAGTGACCATCAAGGCCAACGAGTAGGAGGTAGTCGTGGCAGACTTGAAGCTCAGCACGCTTGACGACGACCTCGACCTAACCGGCGAGCAGTTGAGCATTGTGGACGGAGATGATGCCATCGTCCAGCATCTACTCATCCGCTTGCGCATGTTCAAGGGAGAATGGTTCCTCGATACCAGGGTGGGCGTTCCCTACTACGATAGCATCCTCATCAAGAACCCGGACCTCGTGGTCATCCGTAGCATCTTCCGCAATGCAATCCTGTCCACACCTGGCATCGCCAACCTTGATGCCTTGACCACGGCATTCGACGCGGCTTCCCGCAAGCTGACGGTGGAGTTCACTGCCATCAAGGAAGATGGCGGAACGCTCGACTTCAGCAAGGAGTTCATCATCCAATGAGCTATGGCGTTATCCCCGAGGGGTTCAACGAGAAGACCCTGGACGTGCTCTTGGAGGAGATCCAAGAAGCGGAGCGCTCCGCGTTCGGGCCGAACATCAACACACAAGCCGACAGCGTGCTCGGTCAACTCAACGGTATTTTCTCAGACAAGCTCGCCGAGCTATGGGAAGTGGCGCTTGCTGTCTACCGTGCGCAATATCCCGACAGCGCCAGCGCTGAAGCGTTAGACGGCGTCGCTGCAATCACCGGGACAACGCGCCTTGCGGCGCAGCCTTCCACCGCAACGCTCTTGCTCAACCTGAACAATGGCGTCACGGTTGCCGCTGGAAAAGTCGTGCGGATAGGCGCCACGGGAAGCCGTTGGGTCCTGACAGAAAGCGTCGCCAACGCATCCGGCGTGCAAGCCACTGTAGAAGCGGCGGTTGAATCAGAGGACGCAGGCATCATCGTAGGCAATGCCTACGCGATCAACACTATCGCGACGCCTGTTTCCGGGTGGACGGCAAAGGCGGCGGTCAACTCGCTGAACAGCGAAACCTTCCCCCTCGCCAACGGGCTCACGCTAGAGCTGCAAGTGGATGAAGGCGCCACGCAGACCGTGACCTTTGCAACCGGGGACTTCTCCGACATCACGAACGCCACCGCTCAAGAGGTAGCTGATGCCATCAAAGCAGCGACGACAGGGTTGGATGCCATCGACGCGAACGGCGAAGTACGGCTCATCAGCGACACTGATGGCGCGGGTTCCGCAATCCAGGTTGTCGGCGGGACTGCGAATCCAGCATTGGGGTTCCCCCTTGAAATCTACAAAGGTTTCAATCCCAGTCGATCAGCGAAGGTGGTCAATGGAGCAAGCGAGCCGTTCGCCCTCAGCAACGGACAGACCCTATTCATACAGGTGGACGGGGGAACCTCGCAGCAAGTCACATTCGAGACCAGCGACTTCGTGGCCATTGGAGCCGCATTGGCAACGGAGGTTGCTACAGTCATCAATCAAGACGTTACAGGCGCGAAAGCGTATGCTGTCGGAGATAAGGTCCAAGTTGAAAGCCTCACCATCGGCACGAACAGTTCCATCGAAGTGACAGGTGGCTCGGCTAACGCCGAGCTTCTGTTCCCTGATGAGGAGTTCATAGGCTCATCCGGTGACGCCACCGTGGGGCGCGAGCTAGAAACCGATGCCGAGCTGCGCCTGCGCCGAGAGGAGCTGCTCCGCGTCAGTGGCGCTGGCACGCTTGAGGCCATCCGTTCGACCGTGCGCAACGTGCTCGGCGTCGGGCAAGCCTTCGTTTTCGAGAACGATGGCATTGTCACAGACGGCGAGGGGCGCCCCCCTAAGAGCTTCGAGGTCGTGGTATCCGGCGGCGCAGACCAGGACATCGGTGAGGCCATCTTCCTCACGAAGCCCATTGGCATCGAGACGTTCAAGGAGCCTGGTCCCAATGGCGTGACCGTTGTAGTAACGGACTCACAAGGGTTCGCCCATGATGTGAACTTCTCCCGCCCCACACAGACTCGCATGTTCGTGGCTGTAACCGTGGTCGTGGATTCAGACATGTTCGGGGGCGGAATCCAAGCCGCTGGCGAGCAAGAGATCAAGGAAGCCATCGAAGCGGTTGGCGACGCCCTTCAAATCGGCGAGGATGTCATCATCAACAAGTTCCTTTGCGCCCCGTTCGGTGTGGCTGGCGTGATTGATGTGACCGCCATGGCCATAGAGGACACGTTCCCGCCAACGAACACGAGCAATATTCCCATCGCCGACAGGGAAATTGCAACCTTCTCCGATGCGGACATGTCCGTCACGGTAACATGAGGAACCCATGACGCTCGTTAGAGTAGAGGACCATATTGCCGAGATGCTCGACAGGCGTCTCGAAGAGTTCCGTGACAAGACGCGGTTCAGCTCGTTGCTTGAAACCATGGGGGCGCAGGTTCAAGCGCTTGAGGACGCCATCCTGCAAGTCCTCACAGACACAACGCTGGACAACGCGGTAGGCGCGCAGCTAGACGGCATAGGCGAGGTCGTGGGCGAGGACCGTGCGGGGCGAGAAGATGAACCCTATCGCCTTGCCATCCGCACCCGCATCGTGCTCAACCTGTCCAATGGGACCATTGAAGATGTCATCGCATTGGCGCTTGCCATCTCAGGCGGGACGCAGGCCGAAGTCACTGAGTATTTCCCCGCTGGATTTGAAGTCCGCATCATCGACAGCCTCCCTCCGGGGACTGACCCCGCTGTCATCGCAGCGTTCGTGCGCAGCGGCAAGCCAGCGGGGGTTCGCGCAATCACCATCATCAACGTAGACCCTCCGTTCCAGTATGACACCGGAGCGGGTTTCGACGAAGGCAAGTATGCCGTAGCGGCGGTCTAAGGAGACACCATGGCAACCTACACGAAGCCGGTAGACATCCCTCGGTGGGCGGATACTTCGCTGAACGTCGTAGAGCCCGCTGAAGCCAAGAAGGATGCAGGGTGGCTCTTCGAGGAGATCCCTCCTTCTTCCTATGAGAACTGGAAGGCCAAGCTAAACGGCGAATGGTGGAAGTGGGTCGATGAGCGGTTCAGCGATGGCGCTAGCTCCGATGAGCTGCGTTCTCTGTTCCCGTTGGAGATCCAAGACGTCGATTTCAAGCTGGTGCTGAACGGCAATCCTGCGGTCGTCTTCGATGCTAGCGATAACGACTTCATGCAGTATGTTCGTTCCACGAATACGTTTGAGTATCGAATTGCCGACGCCGTCGAGTACGAATTTAATGCGACAGGAGCCGATTGGAACGGCAATAATCTGACAGGCGTTGCAGCGCTGGATGGCACGGGCGACCTCACTATGGGCTCCATCACCATGACGGGGTTCAGCGTAGACGCAGACGGCGATGTCGTTGCGAAGAGCCTGAACAATAGCTCGGGCGGCATCACCAACGCAGGAGCCATCTCAGGGGCGACCACTATCGCGATGGGTGGAGCCCTCACTGGTGCAACGTCAATCGATGGCACGGGCGACCTCAGCATGGGGACTATCACCATGACGGGGTTCAGCGTTGATGCCGATGGGGATATCATCGGGAAGAGCTTGAATCTCGCCTCTGGGAACATCATCTGCGGAGGAATCGACAATAACAGTCAGGGCATCACGGAGTGTGGAGCCATCTCGGGGGCGACCACTATCGCAATGGGTGGAGCCCTCACTGGCGCAACGTCAATCGATGGCACGGGCGACCTCACTGTCGGCTCCATCACCATGACGGGGAACATCTTCACGACAGGGAACATCGGCCACGACTCCAACGACTATATCGATTTTGAGGGGGACACCTCTTTCCGCACCTATGTCAATAACGTCCT